AGGATTGCGTGTTCACCTCTTTTAGCTGCTGTTACTGCATTAGCAGCAATCTTTGCAGTCTCTACTGAGTTAGATGCAAGTGTTCCTGCATCAACTATTCCATCTGGTAAGCCGCCTACAGAGACTCCTGTGACGGTACCGTTTCCATTAATTGTAATTGCCATAATTTTAAACGATTGTCCAGTTTTCTCCAGAGCCGATTGTTACAGTGACACCTGAATTGATTGTTATAGGTCCAAATGAACCTGCATTTTTATTATTACCAATAGTATAATCATGGGTAACTGTTTGTTCATTTTCCCAGAATATAGCATTAGCACCAGAGTTACCTCCTGTAGCACCTGCAGCTAATCCTGTTAAACCTGAACCATCACCTGTAACAGCTGTTGCAGCTAATGTACCAGTAACAGTCAGTCCAGTATTAGTAGTTTCTGTCTTTTTAGCATTATTATAATATGTAGCTACCCCTGCGTTAGCAGTACAAACAATAGCACTTTCACTACTAGCTGTTCTTATATTAAGATCACCAGTAACTACATTAAAATAAGCATGAGATCCAGTATGATATAGTCTCATATCTCTATCAGATCCAAGACTTATCTGTACATCATCAGAGAACTTTAATGTATCATCTGATTCATCCCAGACCATATCCATACCAGCATTCGTTCCATTATCCCATGTAACGTCACCAGTAAAGGTACCTCCAGCTAGAGGCATTTTAGTTGCATCACTTGAGCTAACAGAAGCCCATGTAAGACCACCACCTTCTCCAGATTGAGCTTGTAAGAATTGACCATTGGTAGGGGTATTACTTACATCTAGTTTAACTTCAGATATAGTATCATTAGCTATCTTATCATTATTTACTGCAAGGTTTTGTATCTTAGCTGTAGATACTGTATTATCTCCAGGTGTAGGAATAGTTACAGCAGAACCAATTTGTATAATAAATACACTAGCACCAGATCCTGGAGCTGAACTGAATACAATAGTATCAGCATCAGATAATGCGAAACCTTCAGCTGGAGCACTTGTTCCAGTATTAGCTTTCTGTATTACACCGTTAACACTAACTATTAGTTGTGCGGCACTAGATACACTAGCTGCACTACCAGATGTACTGGTTTCTTTTAAATCAAATGTTGAGTTAGTAAGTGTAGCAGCATTAGTTGTACCAGGATTGGTCATTACTAGATACTTAAAGTCTCCAGTAGATGTAACTTCTTTCCATGCTGATGTAGTGCTATCATACACTTTCATCTTATCAGCATTGGTGTCATATACTAAATCACCTTCATCATTATTTGATCCAGGTTCTCCAGCATTAACACGATACCTACTATTAAAGTCGTTTATATCATCAGATAATTGTTTAACATCAGCTTCTTTAACTAAGATCTTATGATAATTATAAGTATGACTTGAACCAGTAGAACTGACTTGCATACCAACACCAGCTGCTAAAGTCTCACTATAAAGACTAGAAGGAGCATTGTTGATTGTTACGTTATCAGATCCATTACCAGCTGTTCTAGCAGTAGTAGATACACCACTACCATTAAATACTACACCACCAGCATCAGCTATTGATATTACAACACCAGCTGCAGGTTGAGTTGTAGGGAAATTATCTTCATCTGCTATAACTTCAAGACCACCAATAGGTGCTATCTGTGCTGCTACATAATCTACAACAGCTCCTGATGTAGGAAGATGAGAATCACTGTCAGATATGGTTGTTTGCTCACAACCTATCTTAGCAATCGTTACTGAGTCAGCAGCTAGTTTATCTGTAGTTACGTTAGCATCTGTAATCTTAGCTGTCGTAACAGCGTTAGAAGCAAGTTTTGCATCTGTAACATTCGCAGCTGCAATTTTAGCTGTTGTAACATTACCATCTACAATTTTTGCTGTTGTAACAGAGTTTGTAGTTAACTCACCACTACCTACAGAATTATCACCTAACTCAGTTATAGTTAAAGTGCCAGGATAAATTTTAGCAGCAGTTATCGTATCGTCAGCAATATGAGCATTATCAATGCTGCCATCAACATAATGCTCGCTGTTAATTGAATCATCGGATATATTATCTCCATCTACTGCATCATTAGCTAATTTTACATGTGTAACTTGACCATCAGCTATGTGTGCAGTATCTATAGAACCATCAACATAGTGTTCTGAGTTGATCTGGTCATCTGCTATCTTTGCACCTGTTATAGCATCTGCTGCTATCTTAGCTGTAGTTACTGCGTCTGATGCTAGATCACCTGCTGCAATAGTACCATCAGCAATCTTGGCAGATGTTATCTGACTGTCGGCAATATGAGCAGTATCAATACTACCATCAGTATAATGCTCAGAATCGATTGCATCATCGGCTATCTTTGCTCCAGTTATTGCGTCAGCTGCTATCTTTGCAGTCGTAACTGCTGTAGAAGCAATTGCTGCAGAGTTAACAGCACCTGTTGAAAAGTGAGAACTATCTACACCACCATCTACTAATTCAGAAGAATCAACAGAGTTAGCTGCCAGCATTGTGGCTGTAACTGTTGCTGTGTCTCCAGTCGTTACTACTGTTCCAGTTACGTTAGGAAAAGTAATTGTACGATCAGCAGTAGGATCAGTAACCGTAAGAGTGGTCTCATAAGCATCGGCTGTTGCTCCTTCAAATATAATCTTAGTATCCTCACCCATAGTGAGGTCACCAGTCATAGTATCACCAGTACTAGCCAATCTTTGCTCACCATACTCCATAGCCTTCCGTAGAAGTTGAAGTTGATTATTATTTAGATCAGTTGCAGTGATAGAAGAACCTGCAGTATATGTAGCTCTCGCTGTAGGAGAACCCATATCTGTTTCAGGTCTTATTACAATATTCCCAGAAGATAAATCAGCACCACCGATATGTACGGTTTTGGCTGCATAATTTACAGAATATTCACGTGGAGAGGCGGATTCATTTATTGTTCCTGACGTATATGTCAGTTTTACAGTGTCTAACGTAACTACTACTTCGGACTCTTTGAATGTATCAAAACTCCCAGAGTAGCTAAACGTGTTAGCTGTACCCGTATTTTGGGCATATGTTTTTGTTACTTTTGTATGTGCCATTTAGTTTACTTCGGGATGTTTAACAATGTGTTCTGATAACTCATTAAATTATTAGATCTTAAAAGTGCTTCTTTTGCTTTAAGTTCTTGTACTAAAGGATGGTTCCTTATACTTGCCCAACCTATTTTTTGATGCTTGGTTATAAGCAATTTAATTAACCTATTATGTAAATAAGCTTTCATTGGATCTAATTGAGTTTTTCCAGAACTTATATCCTCTTCCATTGCCTTTAAAGATGCTTGTACATCAGGTCTATCATATAAATTATTCAAAGCTTCTTCAAGATTTGTATCTCCAATAGCTTTTTGTAATAAAGATCTGACCTCTGGTGATTTCCTAAGACTTGTACCATCAGGAGCTGTATAAGCTAATATTCTAGTATCATAATTACTATTCCATAATAATCGACGTCCTCTACCTTTATCCATTCTAAATTGAATTGGACTGACGGCATTAAAAGCTGATTCAAAGAAATTCCAATCTCTAATAGGTTTACCATTAAGCATATCATATTTAATGGGTAATGTACCTTTAACTAAAGCATTTCGATTTTTTATATGAGTCCAGAAATCAGCGTCTAATTCTCGCATATTTGGATTAAGTATATTACCTATTTCATTTCTTAAGCCAGCTAAAGGTACTTGATTATTAACTAAATTAGCTAGTATTTTTTGTGAAGCATATCCTGCATCACCACTTAATAAATCAAATAATTGTCCTATACCTTGTAAATATGTTTTACTGGTTGCACCTTTACCTAAAGCAGCGACAACTAATTGTAATCTCTGTTCAGAAAATTGTGGTCCCATTAAATTCATATTATCACCAACATCAGCTATATTAGCTAATACCAAGTTAAATGGTTCAAACGCATCATAACTAACCCAGGTACCACCAATATTAATACTACGTGGAGACCAACCGGAATCGATCCACATCTTCTTCATAGAAGCGTCTGCTGGACCATTACCAGTTAAACCACCACTCATATATTTATGAGCTGCTAATGAGACAACACTTATTCCAATAGCTTGTCTACCAATTACCATATTCTTAGCAGAAGCTAAGTCTTCAACTGTTTCTATCCCATACTTCATTAGACTTCCGTCTTGTAAGGATTTAGCAGAAGCTTGTAATATTTCTCTAGATTCATTAACTATAGCACCTACTACAGGTAAATGCTTTACTGATAAACGTAATCCATTAATACCTGTCCTTGCAAATAAGAAGAACGGTTTAGTTAATGGGTATCTATTCATCAATGAATCTAATCCTTCAGAGAATCCTTTAAGTTCAGTAGTTAAAGTTACTTCCCTATAATTACGTTCTAAGAAAGCATCTTTGGTTATATCTATATTCCCTTCTGCATCATGCAACTTAGCGAATTCTATATCTTCTGCTTTCTTTAATACTGCTGGTGATACATCAATATTAGGATTTTCATTCATTACAGTCAGTAATGCTTTCTTGCGAGATCTTGCTTTTGATAATAACCATCTAAATGATTCATCAGTAGCACCCATTACTCTACTTGAATAAGTAAGGAATTTATTATCATTCAACTTCCTTGCTGTATTAGCCATATAGTAGGCTGCCTTTTCTCCTGATGTACCATTTCGTTCTGCCCATTCTCCCATTAAATCCCAGTTTTGATCGGATTTAGTATATGTACTATACCTTGATCTAATAGTACTGATATCTGCACTGAAATAGGAATTAAGATTTGATTTGAATACTTTAAATGCATCAGGTATTAATTGGAACATAGCTTTAGTAGAAGCTGCACTAGCTCTTAATATAGCTCTATCCCCACCAAATGGTGCTTTCAAACCAGCTCCTAATAAAGTTGTAACCTCATTTAAATAAGCATTAGCAGTAGTACCCATAATAGCTCTGAGTGGTGTCTTAGGACCACTAAGTATACTATTAACCATAACTCCACCTAATTCTCTTGTTAAGGCTCCTTCCTTATTTTTATTCGCAAAATCACCGCCTAGTAATTTCTGCCTCATCCAAGCATCGAAATCTTTCCAATTCCTAATTTTATTTGACATAGAGAATACTTCTAATACTCCCTGTGCTAACTCTCTAGAATCACTAGCTCGTAAGAATTGCATCATCAAACGTACACCATCAACAGTTTCATCATGTAATGCTGCTGTACGCTCTGCTATTGCTTGTGCTCTTTGTATACCTGGTAATCTAGCTAATTCTTCTGAAAGTAAATATCTAGATCTTTTAACACTAGATAAGCCGAAAATTAAACGGTCAGCTATACCTTTCATTGCACCGTCTATAGCAAATATATCCGCTACTTGATCAATCTCACGTGCAGCTTTAGCACGTATTCTAAGATCTTGGAATAAGGAACTATTGATTAAATCATTCGCAACCACATTAGTTAATGCCCATGATTCAAATGTTTCACCAGTTAAATTCTTATCAGTCTTTCCTATTTGTTGGAAATCATTTAATATAGGTTTATAGAATTCTTCTATACTCATATCACCAGCATCTCTGCCTATGATCTCCTCAAACCTTTCAAAAGAATTTCTAAATACTTCAGTAATATTTAACTTATTAGCGTTGATATCATTAACTAAACCTCTAAAATAGGGTTCACCGAGCATTGATTTTAAAGTATTTTGGTAAACCTCTGTAGCACCTCTAACATCAGTAGCTGCTAATTTAGCTTGTAATTCAGTTATAGGGCTATCAGTTGAACCTAAACCGGTAGGGTAATTATCTAGTTCATTTAATGTACTTAAAATTCGTGTTCCTGTATTTGTACTGGTTTTAATACCTTGGGTATCATTTGCAATTTTAGTATTTACATCAGCATTGAAATCTGAAGCACGTGTTTCACCATCTAGGTTCAAATCTAACTGTTTAGTACTTTTTGTATCTAAAGCGTGTTTAGCATTAGCTAAACTTTGTCCTGTAGGATCTTCTGTTATTCTTGCAAATTCATTGGCATCACTGATTTTAGTACCTAATTTAGGTTTAAAGAATTTAGTATCTACAAAACGATATCCAGCTCTACCACTAAGAAACAAAACACCAAATAATCCTGGTATTCCAGCAGCTTCAGCTAATCCTTTAACTTCTTTTACTATAGGATGATCATATTCACCTATAGCAATCCAGTTTAAAGCATCTCCCCATTCAGGTCCAAGTTTATATAATTGATCTTGTAAAGCATTGAATGCAGTAGGATCTTGTCTATATACTGAAGTCTTCATAAATGCAGCTTCAGATATCATATTTTGTAATGTACGGCCACCAGCTGTTGTTTTTAATTTATTATACCAACCAGCTTTAGATAATATACCATGAGCTCCATAGCCGCCAACACCAAATCCAGCCAAAACTCGACCCGTATGTCCTAGGGATGTACCTTGCCATGGGTTTTCAATACCAGCAGCTTTTACAGGATCAAACCATAATTGAGATCTATCGAATTCTTGACCAGCTAATGTTCTTACTGTTGTTTCAGGTAATGTTATTAGACCATTTATTAAATCTAGACTTGTACCAGCTATAGCATTTTTAGTTTCTATTATATTAGTAGCTAAACCTGCTTTACCTGTACCAGATTCATAAGCATGTTGACGCTCCATGGCTACAGTAGTAGCATCACGCTTCCTACCGAAGTTCATCATGTCACGACCATAGTCGTCTCTGTTATCTACAACACCATCGTTATTGGTATCATAAACATGCTTCCATCTTGGATCGTTTTTATCTTCTAGTTCTCCTTTATTAAAAGTAGTACCTAATGATAACCGATCAAATCCAGAATGTTCAGCAAGACTTTCCGCAGTTCTCGTAAGATCTGGTCCAGCCTCTGTCTGGTCTTTTACCGCTTGTGATGCTAATACATTTGCTGCCTCTACAGACCCAGGTAATATAGATTCAATATCTACACCTTCAAGATCTACTTGTTCCAACTGTTTTTGTTGTTCAAGATCTGCTTTCCAGGCATCTAGAGTTTTATTTGTATTAGTAAAAAAAGACCCCGTAGGATCTATTGTAATGTCTTCAGCCATGTTTTATACTGTAATAGGTTTCTTTGGCTTTGATTTGAGTTTTTCAAATTCTTGGAGGAGTTTTAATAATTTTTTAGCATAGTCAGGATCAGTTGCATAGTCTCCGTCAACAAGAACTTGAATGGCTGAATTTATATCCTTACCGTTATTAGCACCCTTATAAGCACCGAAGTCTTTATACCAAAGCCTAGATAGATAGTTAATGGCAGCTTCAGGGGAATCAAAGTTCTTAAATGGAGCCATTACTTTAACCCATTTACCATTTTTAAATTCCGATGTTTCTAACCATGTACTTTCTGAATCTGTTGCTGTAGTTTTTAGACCAAAGTAATTATGCGTACCACTAACATTTGCACCTCTTCCACTTTCAAGCATAAATTGGGCCGCAATTAATTCAGGGTATTTAGCACCTGATTTTCTTGCTTGATTAACCACCCAATTCCATTTATCTAAATCAGTTGTTGCTTCTTCTAAAGTTGCAGGAAGTGTAGGATCTTGACCTACATTCATTGCTACTAATTGTCCTGCATACTGTTGTAAATTATCATTAAGATAAGGTGATCCAGGTACAGTAAAAACAGAAGATGATAACTGATTTGTTTCAGCGTCTTCAGGGGTTATTATTCTATAATTAACTTTATCTATACCTGGTCGTGACCAAGGTATACCTAGTAAGTATTCAGATCCAATGAATGAACCTATTTGAACTATATCTCTAGGTTTGGGTTCTGTATAACGTCCTAAAGCTTGTTCCGCTGTTATATCTTTACCATCTAGAGTTGGTACAATTTGCCACTCACCAGATTTTATTTTTTCTTTAACCCAAGTATATCCCATATCAGTTTTATAATCACCAGTTAACTTAGCTTCTTCGACTTCTTTATTACCTATAAACCGAACTGAAGTTGGGTCTTGAGCATTCATTAATAATTGATCAACCATCTTATTAGCGTATTCATGATCAATGTCTCCCATGACTTCCGGCCTATTGCCGCCAAATTTAGAATGCGATTGCCTCAATCCCATGCTCAACTCACCTTTCCCACCTAAAGACCCTTCTAGATTTAAACGTTGAGCAAGAAGATACCTTAATTGAGCATTTTTATCTGTTCCACCATAATACTTCTCCATTATTTCTTTATCTTCTGGAAGAGTATATACACGGAGGTTATCTTCTAAAGACTCACCTTTTAGCTTCCCTTTAATTAAGGCTGTAAGAGGTTCAATTTCAGATTCTCTTTGTTGTGTCCTTTTGATATTTTCTTCTAACTGTCCTACAGCTGCTTCAGTGTCTGACTTCTCACCACTTGCTACAGTTATATTACCTAATTTATCTCTTTGAAGGCTAGCTTCTTGTTGTTGATTTGTTGTAGGTGTTTCTATTTCGCCTTCTTTAAAGTCCTCTTTATTTATTATACCTTTTCTTAGTTTATAAAGTTTATCATCTATACAAGCTCTGGTTTGGCATTTAGAAAATGGAGAGGATTTATACCCAAATGAATTTGCAATATCTCTATGCTGGGGCAGGTCTAACGCACCCCAAGCATTTGGTTCATTAGAGTCAACAAGTAGAGTATCAATATCAACTTCCTTAATATTATGCTCTTCTGCTAAATCTGGATCAGCGGCTAATGCAGCAGTAAGTTGCATACGAGCTAATTTATCACCAGTCATTCCAGGGATACTTCTAGCGAGATCAGCATATATTTTAGGTACTGGTATTTCTCCTTTTAAATATTTGATAGCGTCTAATATAGGCTCTTTTCCAATTGATGTTATTAAACCCTCTTTTGTTGATAAGAAATTAGAATCACCGTTTTCAACCATTCCTTCCTTTATAAATTCTGTAGCAGTTTCTAGTGTCTTTGTACGTGCTTTTAACTCTTTATCAGTCGGGACTTCCCGTTTAAAAATGTTACTAGTGTTTAGAGGGCTACCTATTTTGAAAGGTCCAACCGACAATCCTTTACTAAATATTGCAGCTTCTACATCATTCATAGCTGCATTAATTGCTTCCTGTTGGTTTTCGTATTGACCGCTAGATGAATATTTATAATATGACATTCTAAATACATCTTTTGCTTTCTCTATTGCAGCCTGACGCCAGGGATATTTTTCCGGTTTATCCCAACCTGATTGTGTTAAACCTATATTAACATGTCCTATAATATCACCTAAAACACTACCATCGCCTCCCTCCTTTAATAACTGTTCTCCAGTTGAGTAACCATTTTCATTGCTTTTTAGTAGTAACCCTGAAGTTTTATCATTGTCATCCTGCGACATGGCCCATTTATAGACAGCTGGGTTCATACCCCAGAAATCTTTAGGGATTAAATAACCTCCTCTACCATCTCCACCACGTCTTTTATAAAGATTAATAAGGTATTCTTTATCAATATCATCATCTCTATCTTGTACAGTATGATAATCCATAAGCCATGGAGCCCAACCTTTACCACCGTACTCTAAATACTTCAGTTGGTAAAAAGCTAAATCATTTTCAGAAAGATACTTACCTGGCTCTAAGGATTTAACCTGTTCGTTAAATTTTTCTTCTAACTTATTTCTAGCATTTTCATCTTTTAAAGCCATTCTATCGGCTATTTGCTTCCTTTTATATTCAATATCAGATTCCCATTTTAGGAATCGTGCTTCTTTAGATGGATCATCTCCATACCGTAATCCAGTTGTAGGGTCAATTGAATTCCGTAATCTGTCAAAGAAACCTTCTGGTAAACTACCACCAACACCCATACTTGTTATTAACTTACCTATCTCATCCCACGCACCCGCTGGATGTAATAACTCTCCGTTTGTACCTTTTGTACCTTTAAAACCAGTAACTACACGATGGAATTCATATTCATTATCACTCATGAATTCTTTTATAAATTTCAACCTTGTATCATATGACGACTCTATACCATATTGTTCTCTATACTTATTCAGTAACTCTTCTTTTGCTGTTTTCTCTACATCACTAGTCCCCATCAACTCTAAGAAATCTGGATTAAATCCATCAATACCTCTTTGCTTACGTATGGTATCAAGTCCTACATTTAATGCATGTTCTTTTAAAGCTATAGGAACTAATGGTATGCCTGTTACACTTTTAGGTGTATATTTAAAATTATTTACATTTAACTCAGTTTCATCTTTAGACATCCACAGACTGAGTGAGTCTTTAATAGTGGTATTGTGTAAGTTCAGTTTTTCTTTAGCATAAGCTACCTGAGCATGAGGAGATAATTTTGCAAATCTATCTGCATCTTCATAGTATCCACCATTTAAAAGTAGTTGATATTTAGCTTCATGATGAGCTGTATCAATATCTTTTAAACCTTTTAATTCTTTTGCGAGTAATGCAAGTTTTTCTACTTTTTCTTTTCGATCTGCCTCAAATGCTTCCTTACCTTCTATATCTTTACCTCTTACATGACGACCATATAAGTAAGGTAATATACCCTCACCGGTTAATTGTTTCTTTTCTCTACCTCTCGTGAAAATTTCACCAGCACTAAGCTTATCACCTCCGATTAATAACTCAGTAGCTTTACCTATGTTATCAATAGTTTCTTCTTTTTTCTTATCAATTTCATTAATTTTAGTTTGGGTGTTATCGGAAATCCTCCGTAAATTAATGTTCTCCCTAGCTAGGAGGTTTTTAACGTTTTCTCTATATGTCATAATTAAGCACTAAAAGGAGATACGTACGTGTCTATATTAGATTGGAAGCGATCCGGTCCTAACCAAGTACCTCTCGTAACTTCATTTCCGCTAAAAGTCCTACCAGCAAAAGTAGGGTTTTGGGTTATACTTATTTGACCAGATGATTGTAAGCTACCAAGACTTGATTGAGGAATGTTCGGAGCCAGGCCGCTGGGATCTGTAAGTGTGGAGATATTTGTCATAGTACCTGTAGGAGGTTTTGTCAGTTGGCTAAACCCTATTGATGTTGCAGCAGATGCTGCTAATCCTAAGAATAGAGAAGCATTAGATGGTTTAGCTAGAAGTTCAGGCGGTATAGGTGTTACACCTGGCACTGGTGGGAATCTAACTTTTTCAAATATTGCGTCTATTTTACTATGCCCTTCACGTTGTATACTTTCTTTACGTAGATTTACATCATCCATATTTAATATTAATTTAGACGTCTCTTCTGCTACTCTATATCCATGTTCTCTATAATCATCACCAGCCAGCCTAGCTGCTGTTACACCTGTACCCTCCCCTGCATAAGCATTCTTATACATTTTAATTAAGGAGTCTTGTTCTTTAAAAGAAGCACTTGCAAATAACTGATCTAATTGCTCATCATATTGAGCCCATTGATCGGTCATTGCCGTTATCATTTGTTCTTGTTCATACTCACTAACAATAACGTCATTTTTCCAGACGTTATTATTCATCATTGTTTCAACTAAGTAGTTCTCGTTTTCAGCTTCAAACTGGCTTAATAAAGCACGGTTTTTCTGATCAACGGCCCTACGATTTGCATTATGGGAGGCTACTTGTCCTACCGCATTAACGGCAAACATCCCTGCTGATACTGGATCGCACACGGCAAAATTCTATAAAGGTTAAATTGTTAGGACCATGTTCTAATTCTCTTAAGAATTTGAATCCTAGAAACTTTAGAAGTTTTAGATGAGCGGTATTCCGTTTATCTACAATGTTCCAAAGAAGTTGTTCTTTTCTACTTTCTATATATCTCTTGGCTTCACGTGCAAAAGTTAATGGATACTTATGTATGACTGGTGTGCATAGCATCCATATAGCTCCATTTTCATGTACGCCTACCAATCCGGCAGTCTTACCGTTTGGTGCTTTAAAATATACTGTGTCTCCATTGAAAGCAGCCTGTGGAATATGGAGAAGTGGGAAATGGCCATGGCCTTCATACACTTCTCTAAAGTCATCAGGTCGAAGATTAGAGGCCACTTCAACAGCAGCCTCCATTGTAATTGGGTGAAGAAATTTAGACACGTTTGTAATATTTATTTGAGTAATCCCCTTCCCAATTCATAGAAATTAAAGTTGCAGGAGATGGGTGTGTTGATTTAATATGTACTGTTAAATTTTCATTTCTGTCATATATTGGAACAGTATGTATATAAGGATCAGCTATAGTTGCTGAACTAGATTTAATACTATCCCATTCTACGGATTCATAAGTTTTAGTATAATCAGATCTTCCTCTACGTTTTAACGTTACATCTATAACTCCTACATCACCAAAGTTGAAATTCATTCTATGTAAAGTCAAGGATCCACGTGTTGTAGATCTAGCTTTGGCGTTATCACCAGACCCTACAGTTCTTGAAACATAAACAGTAGGTAGTTCTACTTCATATTCATATTCATAACCAACAACTAAATCAGTATTAACTGCTGATGTGGAAGATCCAGCTTCTGTAGATGTTTTCCAATTACCATTTAATGTTACTGTTTCATTAGGAGCTGTGCCTGTAATAGCCGAGGCTGGGATATCCTCACTCTTACCAGCTAAGTCACTATCTGTTATACAATATGCCGTCAAATTTTTGGCACTATAATAACCAGATCCTAACGTAAATGTAGTAGTATCAGCTGATGTGTTATATGTCATATCACCTGATGCAATAGTTTTTTTAGTATCTAAATGTACTCTATTATCATCTGGAGATGAACCTATCAAGTAAGTTTCATCAGCAATTTTAAGATCAAATCGTTCTAAAGTATATTTATTCTGAGCACTTGGTTTTAAGATAGCATAATATACATCATCCATTATAACATGATATATAACTGTATTAGGCATTTCCCACCTAAACCATGCAGCTTGTTCTCTACGTTGACCTTGTTCAAACCATCTATAACCCCATACTTCATTAGTACCAGTATTTAATGTACTATCTACAGCAAATAATAATGTATCATTTTCAGTTGATTCTGCAGTTAAAGATATATTAGTTGGAAATTGCTTACCAACAACTTTAGATTGTTCAACTACAGTTGGTTGTTGCTGCGTATTAATATTAGCTATTTCGTAGAATCTAGTATTCTTTGCAGTGCTGTTAATAAATCCAACCGTAGTACCCATCGAGAAGGCGTTAGAATCGGAGTTAAAAGCATAGGATGATAGATAGCTTATCTTAGCAGTTTCCGGCGTCATAAGGGCTTCTGCACCTGAACTGAGAAGGAACTGTTGACTTGCACTAAATAGTACTAGGCCTGAATTAGCTTCTACAGCATCATATAGTTTAGTAGGATATGTAGAACTAGATTGTAAGTCAATCGGGTCTACGTTAGATACAGTCATAGCAGTCTTAGCCCAGAAGTTATAGAAATCATTAACTCTGGATAAGATTATATTCTCTGCACTGAGTAGAGCTATTCTATTTCTAAAGAACACCATCTTCTGGATAGGATATCCTACAAAAGAAGGGGTAGGGTTAGTAATGTCATCGCCTGCATCACGTTCAGACCATGCTGGATAGTCAAACTTAAAGACGCCATTAGTATAGTTACGAGATGATCCACCATTAATAGCATATGTACCAGCTTCTACAAATGTCAATTTAACAGGCATTGTATCCTTATCAAACTTAACATTTATTCCAGGTTGAGCACACTCTTCCCAGACACCTTCACCAAATCTAGCTGGTGTAAAGTAGATGGTTTCACCTGCAGAGATAGTACCTGATACTGAATCTGTAATAGTAAATGTATCAGTAGATACGTTAGCAATAGTATATAAACCGTCACTAGCAGCTCCACTTGTAAAGTCTGCAATAATTTGATCACCATTAACTAACCCATGGCTAGCAGCTGTAATGGTTACAGTGGTTCCTGATCTAGCATAGGTACCAGTTTGAGATAACTCAACAGGCACTCCTTCTACCTGAAATCTTAGGTAGTAATCATCTTGCTCATCTCCACTATTTGCTACTCTTACGACATATCCATGCCTACAGTTACGTGGTAAATCTGCTATATCGTTAACTTCACTGGTAGACACATTCATTAATGCCTGTTCACTTGTACTGACGCCAAACGGTGTAGCTCTATATAAGTGTATCCCGTTACCTACCAGTGTAGCAGTAATACCAGTACCAGAAATAGCATCTAATGTGGCTTTTAAATCTCCTAAAATACCACCTGCTGAAACATGCTCTTCATTGTTTGAAGATGTAGCTTCTGGTCTAACCATAGCAATATTTGCTCTGGAAGTGACAGTAACATGGTTAGTTACTTTAACTGTAGTTTCTAACCCTTTTGTAGATCTAAATGTATGGGTATTACCTGTAGTCCAACCTTCACCGCCAAATTGTAATTTAGCAAATGGTTGGTAAGAATCTATATAATCAGGTGTAGCTGAGGTATCTGAGTCAGCAGGGTTAGGTATAGCTGTACAACGAGTATCTACTTCATATCTTAAATTAGCTTTACCTGATGCACCTTGATTAGGTGGTGAACTAGCATGAATTGGGGTACCTGTATTTGTAAACGCATTAGTACCAGATCCAGAAGGTGGGCAAACTTCTCTACCCATACCTTCACATTTACCATTGTCACTATAACTACCTATATTACTTGTACTTACATCTTCATCTATACCAATAGATGTAGCTCTAGGGTAAGTATATGTAGTATTAACAGCAGGGTCGTATATATCTAAAGCATATTGTTTACCATAAGATATCTGATCTAATTCTATGAACGCTTCATTGATTTGAGGTGGTGATTTATCATTAGCAGTGGTTAACATTGCTACATTCTTTCTTCTATTACAGAAAAAGGTAGTTTCGTTAATCACTAATGGTTGGATATCTGAAGACTTTTCATCTGATAAAGCGGAGTTATCTAAATAAGTGACTTTATTTGTTCCGGTAACAGCAGCATAATCAACGGGTATTGAAGCACCGTCACTACATCTCCATATATTAACAACACCATCATTTGAAACTTGTCCAATATACTGTATATCATTATCTGTATAAATAGGAAACCATTTAGTATGTGATCCAGTGTTAACAGCATATGTTTTTGAATCACCATACGGATTAGAAGTAGTTGTAATGTCTTTAACTAAATGACTTCCTGGTCTTTTAAGGCAACCTAATACAAAATCAGGTATGGCGTTTTTTAAGTCTACAACTTGTCCAGGTGCTTTTAACTCATCTGGCTGTTCGGACATACCTTGTACATAGTTGCTGATATTCTGTGTAATGCTAGTCATTAGCGTCTCAGTGCTCTATAAGGTTTATAAGATTGATAAGCTGAATCATCTGGCCATCCCATAAAGTTATGGTCACCTTGATTACATTCATATTCAATACAAGCCGCTCTTGCTTGTACTTCAAATGTTGCTAACATCTTTTGTAAATTAGGGTTAGCTACTAATTGTACAGCCGCAGCTCCTGACGCTCTATACACTATATATCGTTGAAAAGCTGTAGGTATATCTTCAAACTTTAATAACCTTACAACATTTACATAGAAATAATCATCATCCGGGAACTCAAATGTATGGTTTACTTTATCATATAATTTCCAAACACCATCAGTATCCTTACGTCTAACAAGATCACGTGTTCTATCCCATTCATCATCTCTATCAATTCTAATTATATCTGAATCTATATGGAATTTGTCACCTACTTTATTAGTATATTTTATATGGTTTTCTTTATTAAACATCCAGCCTTCTGTCTGTACATCTTGATTAGATGATTTTAATATATTATAGACATAAGAAATCTCAGGATTATCATAGTCTATTGAAGATACTGGGGCTTGACCAATACTACCCAGTATCGCATTGACTGCGGATAGTTCGGTATCGATGTCAATTGTTGAGGGAGTAGAAGTCATAGGTATAAATTTTTATGAATAAAAAAAAGGGAGGTGTTGATACCCCCCTTATAGATTTGTTTACCAAAGTTGTGCTGCAACAACGGCACATGTATCATATGTACCGGAAGAACCAGCTGTTCCGTATGCTAAACGTAAATTTTGTGTTGTGGAAGCAACCGCAGAAGCTGCTTTTGATCCACTTGTATCTGAAGGAGAAAGTCGGGTTTCTGTACCCTTACAAATTCCAGCTCCAGCTACTGCTGTTGGGACTGCCATAATATTATATTGTTAAGAAACTGTACCTATATTAGCAGGGCTAAGATGCTTTCTACCATACTCTAGTGGAGTAGGAGGATTTTTAGTTACTGATTTATCAACAGTTCCTATCCCACTAAGAGTACTGGACTGACCTTTCTCCCTGGTTATAGTTGTACTTACTCCAGGATTAAGAGACATGATTATGATCGTGCTGAGGTTAGTTCAATAGCACCTGCAGGGTTTAGTGTACCTACACCCATTGCAAGTCTACCAACCATTACGTCGCCTTGATAAAGAACGGATACATCACCACCGGTTACTTGTACCTGTGGGCCAACGGCTTCGACTATACCTGCAGCATCTCTTTGATAGATCAAACCACAGTGAGTAGAGAAGTCACCATTGTATGTATTGTTCTCACCAGACACAGGGTTAACTGTACCAGCTAAGAATGGTAGGTTGTTAGAACGTCTGATCTGAATACCAGCAATTTCAACTAGACCTTCACCAGAGTTTAGGTTACCTTGTGTGTTACCATAGTCTCTGTTTAGGATGTTAGAAGATACCTGAGATACAAGAGCGTAGTACTGACGTGGGTTTAGCACGG